GGAACTGCCTTGCCATCAACTTTATATCCTCTAATTTCAATGTTGCGCGGATCAGTATCAACAGTGACCCTCTCTGGACTAATTCTGGTCCAGGCTCTTACGCGACCACCATCGGTTGTTGAATACATTTCCAAAACTTGTCCATACCCGGCACCATATAGCCAAATATCTTCGGCGAGCCAGCAGTAAATAACAAAACCTGCAACTCTTGGGTCAGGTTGATTGATTACGCGTTGCGGATCAACATATTGTCCAGTCAAGCGATTAAAAGTTGTTAAAGGCAATGATCCGATTGTTCCGCAGATTATTCCTCTTGCTCTAGCAACTGCTGGAACCGACATAGCCAGTTGTCTTGTTGAATTTGTTGAACCGCCCAGAATGTTATAGACGGAATCTGTTATTTGTATAGGCGTTAAAGCGGCAGTCACATCACTAACCTTGTCAGGTCTTTGTGCAATGACTTTTGGAAAAAAGAAATCTTGGATTGCGCCCATTATGTCGCATTTTACCGCTTAAAGGCTTATGAGGCAATTATATCTATTTCGGTTGCAGGGCGAGTCGCATAGTGCGTTGCGAGGGCAGATGCGATAGCGGCGCAGATTGTCGCGTTGCTTACTTTACGACCCATCACCCATCCTCCATCGCCATACGGCAATTTAACCGCGCTAAGACATTGAGTTGTCAATTCTTGTTGATCTGAGTGGGCAAGGCGTTGGCTACCAATCGCACCGAGAAACTCATCGCAACTTTGTGCATAATCTTGACCATCCACCGCCTCGATTTGTATGCCAGCAGGTTTTAATCTTGCAGCAACCGCCGAGGCGGTTCGCGCTGAATAGGCAACTAATTGAACCGGGTATTTTCTAACCCAATCGGCAATGTCATTTGCAATTGCTTTATCATCAAGGTTAATTGAGTTGCTCCAAGTTTGCAGCAATTGGACCTGAAAGCGATCCCCCTCCAGCCGTTGCGCTGCAATAAGCGCCCCTTGCCTCCGGTCTGGAGAGAGATCAACTGCCAGCCAGGTATCAGCAGACGGATCAAGTCGTATCCCAGAAACCCTACACTGCTCCCAGAGTGAAGGATTTACGACCGGATTTATAGTATCAACCTGGATACACAAAACCTCTGTTTTAACAATATCTTCGGGGTCTGACAAGACCGCTTCGATATTGCGCGCGCTAATTGTATAACCAAGAGAAGGATTGGCCTGCGCAACACCCATCCAGAATTTGGCACTTCCATCAAACTTAATATCAGGTGGCGCAGACCATTCAAACCAACCAATTGAATCTTTTACGCCTTGACTTGCAGCAATTGCGCGATCTCTTAGTTTGTTTAACACAATCGCCGATTTGTCGCCCATATTGCTATATATCCAAGTTTGAGGATTTGGACTAGCCATTTGCGTATAACGCAAGGCGGCCCAAACTTCTTCATCTCGATATTCTCTAACCTCATCCAAATGGATGCTAGATGGCGCAGCAATTCCTCGACCTGCCGAGTTATTGGCCCGGACTATGTATCTTCGACCCTCTGTGAATAGTAATTCTTGAAATCCTTTACTTTCTAACTTCTTAACAAATTCCTTTTTTAACTCCGGCACTTGTTGGATCATTGTGTCAATTTTGTAAAAGATTTCTGATGAGGTTGTTAATTTGTGGGCGGTATGGACTTGCAGTTTTTCGCCTAGATCATAAATGCGCCATAAGATTTGAAGCGCCATAAATGTGCTTTTGCCATTCTGCCTTGCCAGGATGCATCCGACTATTGGATGACACCAAGTGCCGTCTTCATAAACTTTTAATGAGTGATGAGCCAGCCATTGTTGCCAGGGCAAGAGCGGATGGCCTATGCGCTCGCAGAATTGAATAAATTGCTCACCTTTTGAGGGTAAATCATTCAAAGGAGTGTGAATTCGCGGAGTTGTCACACCTCCTAAATCCGAAGCGGCCCGAAGCCTTACGATCTCGCCCGGCTTTTCCAAGTTATCCACAATCACTCCTCATAATGCACAATCTTTCCATTTTCGGGAAAAAAGGGAACAAGGGGGGTCGGTGGTGTTCTCGCGACATCAAAAAAGCCACTACCCCCCTCAGATTTGCCCTTTGCAGGCCCTAGACGGCCGCCCTTAGCGTAGTTGCAAGAGCGACATAAGCATTGAAGATTCTCCCAATTGTCATCGCCTCCGAGCCTACGCGGAACGATGTGATCTACTGTGTCGCCATATTGTCCGCAATGTTGGCAAATGTTGTCATCGCGTTTGAGAATCCGCTCCCTTATTGATCTCCATCGCCTTGTTGAGCCCCCGTCTTTTAAGGCACTCAATGCCACCCGATTGTTTTTAGATGATTAAGTGCTAAACAAGCGGAACCTTGATAGCGATGGTCCAAGTAGCGCAAATGCCAACGCACTTGTTGTCTTGCAGATAGTGTCTTTACTTTCTCATTGCGCATCTGTGCCAAGCCATAATGCGAACCATTACGGGCCTGCGGATTGAAGGTGCTTTCTCTCCAAATTAACTCGACCCAACATTGTGTTTCATATAAATCACCTAAATGATTCATCGCAACTAAAGCCCAATCTTGATGATGTCTTTTTAGAGGATAAGCATTTGCTTTTAATGGCGTTAAATTAATCAGTAATGCGGCAGCAATGGTCATCGGTATCAACCGATAGACATAGGTCCGCCCTAACACTCGGCCGACCGGCTGCCTTCGGGCCCGGCCTTCGGTTCGAAGTGTAAGCACCTTGTCAAGTAGGCTAACAAAAGCCCTGTTCAGCGCCTTTCTCATCATTCCAACTCCCCAATTATTTTAAACTCTAACTGGCCTGATTGAAATGCGGTTTTCAGCATTTCCCTTCCATCGGCGCTAAATTTGGTCATCAGATAAGGGTCGGACTGTGTGCCCTCTAACCAACTAACTACCTCACCATTTGGATCAATAACCAAATCATCAACATAATTGAACTTATCAAGTATCGCATCAATTGATGATTCTCTTACCGATTCGACTATTTCACTCGGTACATTTGCCTTGACCCAATGTACAAATGCGTTATTGGACTTGATAACCCATTTGAACTTCGGCTTCGTTGTGGTCACATAGGCAATCACATTGTCTTGATATTCAGCCTTAACCCTATCTGCCCCGATGTTATCCATCTCGGCTTGCAAGGCTGCTCGCAATCTATCTTTTGCCTTTTTAGCCTCATCAGCAATCATACTGACTGCGGCTAGTTCCAGGCTTAACTCTTTGATGCCCATCCATCCCCCCTAAATATGGTCGGTGTTGGTCGCCAAATGCGCCACATTGCCACCTGACAATTATCGCAAGTGACTTCCGCGTTTTGTGTCACTGATGCAAGTAGTTCTTTTACTGCATCGCATTTATCGCATCTAAACTCATAGATTGGCATTGTAGGGCCTTTCTAAAGTTTCGCCGCCGGTCCAGTAGCGTTGAGATATTGATTCAAGGCCGGCAGCCAATCTACATATTCGACATTTAGCCGCTTTCATTTTCCATCCACCGCATTGATTACATCTCACAATGTCATCTTCCTTGCTTGCTACTCGGTCGGATGGATAGATGATTCGCTGCATAAAGCATCGCTGACATTCAATCAGCCAAACCTCACTTGGCGCATCTGCAACATCTTCGGTGTTATAGCGTTGAACCTCAATGTGCGCACAAACTAACTTGCAGTTGCTGCACATAAAAGGATGCGCATCTTGCTTCATTTAAATACCCAATGCCCATCTGATCCGATTTTCATCCACTTAGCCGGATGGCCTGAATCTCGCTTCGGACAAACCCAACCGCGATATTCCTTGCCTTCCTTTGTGCCAGTCTTTAGCACCATTGGACCGCAACCGCCTTGACATAAAGGCATCTCATCAACAACTGTTGCACCTAACTGCTCTGCTACTTGACTAACATCCCAAACGATTGGCTCTGGATCATTCGGCCTTTGTTCCTTTACAAACTCAGCCAACTTCGGACTTGTAGTTTCAATTGGCTTCTTAGCAAATCCCTTAGGTTTTGCTGGATAGCCGGCCATCATCAAGGCTCGACCGAGTGATCCTGTTTCGCATAGTTCAATGCTATATTGCTTACTTTTTACCTCGCTAGATAATCCAGTGGCAAAAGGTTCAGCATCATTCCAGGTTCTATAAAGTTCGGTCTTAATGATAAAGACCTCAGATTGTGCAATCAATGATTCTGCCAAAATGTGTGATTTGTGCCTGTAATCAGGATAGTCGTTTTTAAACTTTTCGAATCTATCCCATACACCTTCATAATCTTCAAGCCAGTTGCTCATCTACATACGCTCCCTTTTTGTATAGTGTTAAAGCATCTTCAAGTTGTTGTTTTAATGAATAAAATGTGCCATCGGGCCAATTCTGTATTTCATTGGCGCAAGGCTGGCAATAGAATCGAGTGATTCCGTTGCGCAGTGGTGATTGCGATACTGCTTTCCAGTAAGCCGGCATTTGTGCTTTCGGATGCCAAGAGCCATCTTTTAACTGGCCCCACTTAATTTTGCAGGTGTCACACCATTGATTGTTATTCAAGTTTCTGGTCAAACTCAATGTCGCTCCAATCATCCGGTGAGGTAAATCGAAGTTGAGCCAAGATAGCGGAGTATCCGAGGAGATCGAGATACGAATCCGACCGCCCTTCGCTCTCCATAATTCGGCTAAGTTTGGTCGCCAAAAAAACAAGTGCAATGTCAGATGGGTTTCGCAACTGAACACCGAGAATTCGCGCGATTTTGAAAATGCGTAGAAAATTGAATCGCGGATCACCATATTCTGTCCCCCGTTCGCGCAGGGTGTCACTAGCCGCTTCGAGCCATTCAGTTGCGGAGAGATCACTAAAGTCATCAAGAGCCATCTCTGACCATTCTTGTGGCGCGACCGCGCTTATACCCTTCATTAAAAGCCTTCGCTTTTGCGCTAGTCCATAGGCCCCAAATGTAAAGACCCAGTAATGGAACAAGAATTGAAATGCCAACAACCGAGGTGTCAGACAAATTAGGAAACATCTGCACTCACCCCGTATTTGTCCAGCCAATAGGCTGCAACTTCATCTCTAGATAATCTGCCGCGAAGTTGGGTTTTGCCCATTCTTTCTTTAGCAAATTTTCTTATCAATGTGCCTTTGACCCAATTGTTGCCATCGGTCCAAGCACCGGCTTGATTATCAAACCTAATTGTTTTCTTGCTCATACATTAGCCATCTCTGGATAAGAAGTAATCAACTCATTTTCCAAGTTTTCCAACTCAGCCAATAATGCAACTAATTCAAGGTTTAATTGATCGTTGCTTTTGTTTGGCTCAGTTCCTTCTTCAAGTGCCCATTCAGTGACTGCAATCATTTTGCAAGTGCATTTCATATTGCTTTGAATGACTGCTTTTGGTCTAACTGTTTTATTCATTTTTGCTCCCTATCGGTTGGACATTCGCCTTCCGATGGGTTAAATGTATTTAATCAAATAGATTTAGGCAAATGGATTTTCGGAGTGTCGCAATAAATCCCAGGCATTGTCTATGTGTAGGAAGCCAACGGGCCTAGATGTAGTCTTTGAGTTGGCAAAATCGGTCTTTGTAGGCAGTGCCTTGATTTGCCATTCAGGGGCGTTTAAAGGGTCTAATTCCCAGCAGTAGATGCCGAGAGGTGTTGAACTGATATAAAAGGCTCTAAAGGCCCTTAGAAGCCCGTATTCGACCAAACTAGCCCACTTGCTTTGTTCAATCATTAAATCATCGTAGTGAGTGCGCCTGCACTTCAACTCAAAAATGGCTTTATATTCCATCGAGATGCCATCAAATTTTTCGGTCGCTCTACTTGGCTCTAGGTCTGGAATTCTCTCCTTTAGCCATTCAAACAACTCGACCTCGCGGAAAATTAGTTATCTTCCTCGCCATCTTCCCAACCAATTTTCTTTATTGGGTCATCGGCAGGAACAATCCAATCAGGATAACTACTGCGATCCATCGCAAAAGCCAGGGCAGTTCCTTCATCCATTCCAGCGCGGCGGCAGGCTCGATAGACTTCATTGGCAGCAATAGCCCAAAAGTCAATCTTCATCAAAGGTGTTTCTTTTGTTGTGCGCTTTCTCTTAGGCGCTTTCTTACTTACGCGCTTTCGCGTTGCCACCTCGAACCCCTTTCGCCAGGGCTAATTCTAATTGACTTTCCATTTTATCAAGCCGCGACACAATGGGGATGTTCTCTAGTTTTATGATGTATCTAAGGCCAGCAATCATTAATCCGATTGAGCCCAAGACCGAGGCAATGAAGCCAGCGACTGAGGCCGCCTCCATTATTTAATCTTGCCGTAGCGCTCGTAGTTGGGATTGAGCCAGTTGATAATGCTAGGCAAAACTGAGATTAGAGCGGCATTGGCAATTGCAGCAGGGTCGAACCCCACTGCTAGATAGGTCGCTAGCGCTGCTGCTAGAAAGGCTTTCGCCCAACTCTCTGCTGCTAATTTTAGATCGCTTATCATTTTTAGTTCCTTCCAGGTCAAAGGGTTTTCCGTTGTCATCTCCCAATGTTGTGAAACTGCAATGAAAATGTGAAATGTGCGGATTTGGTCCGCGATATTTACGCCACTTCCAATTTAGTGTTGGACTGCAAATCCGCTTGTTGTGAATGATGTATGCAATGCGCTTATCTCCGCGTTTAGCACATTTCCGAATCTTCTCAACAAGATCAAAAACTTCTTCTTTGTGTGCCGCCAAATCTGCATCAATATCAATTGCGCGCACAATTCCAGATTTAGGGTCCGGGTTGTGATCTGACTTGCGCGTTGAGTGTCTAGTGTCTGCAATCCAGCCATCAGACTTTCTATCTCTCTCCGGGTAATCATCATCAATTTGTTCGCGTAATTGAACTCCGGCCTTGCATAATTTTGGCATTATCTTTTTAAATTGTGCCTAACCAATAAGCAGTTTTGCTTCGGCTTCGGTAATTCCGAGGCGATCAAGTAAGGCTGCCTTCTGTGCTGCCGCTTCTGCTTTGTCTGCTTCAATCTTAATTAATTTTGCTTGATAGACTTTTGCTTGCTCGGCTTCCAATTCAATTTCGTCATCCGTCAATTCTCTGACAATGACTTCGCCTGTTTCGCAGTTGTTTATGTATTTCACTTTACACCCCATAATTGTATAAATCCACCTGATGTCACATTTATTGTTCCGGCGGTTTCTGCTCGGAAAAAATTTATTTGAGAAATGGCAGTTGTGTCGTTGTAATGGCAAGAATGCCGCCTTATTGTCAAAGCGGAAGTGTCTGCTCTTTTGTAAGAAGTCACTCCTTCGCAATACTTATCTAAAGTAGTGCTATTGGCGTTAAAAATCATTAAATAGCCTGATCCGGTATCAACTTCAGCAGTGCTTGTAGTTCGAACAAAAACCGGCAATTTATCGTCAGCAACAAAAGTGTTTGTTGGTGTGTTGTTATCAAATCCGATTTCGCGATAGTTATACGCATTTGCTGAATTGTTGTTTAATCTTAACAAAAAATTAGTGTTGTTTGAAGAGGCATAAAGCCCAGCCCAAGTGACAATAAGCATTTTGTATTCACTGGAAATGGATGTGAAATCAACCGCAGTTGCCGATGATGGTATTGATGTGGAAATGAGTGTTAGCCCACCAGTCCCGGCCGCAGCCCATTCAGGAGCAGTTGCGCCAGAATTAACTTGAAGGACTTGACCAGCAGTGCCAATTCCTAGCCTTGCTACTGTATCTGCGGCAGTTCCATAAAGTAGGTCACCTGCGGTCGTTATTACATCAGCAACAGGATCAACACCCCATTCAGGCGCAGTTGCGCCAGAATTAACTTGCAAAACTTGATTTGCAGTGCCAATTGCAATTCTTGCTTTAGCAGTGCTGCTAGTGTAGTAATCAATATCGCCGGCAGTGGTTCCGGGGTTTAAATCCTTGACTGTGGTGTCAGCCGATGATCCAAGTGTGCGGATAGCGGCTGCGCCGTCTTTGACCAAATCTGTGTCATCAGGCGTAGTCCAAGAGTAATTTGTTGTCGTTGCCATTTATTCTCCTTAGGCGACTATTGTAGCGTTATACCATTCCAAAGTTGGACTGATTGAGTTCCAAGTTTCGCCAACTGGCACTGAGTTCCATCTAAATGCCTGGAGGCTAAATGCAATTGGTGAAAGCGTTAATTCTATACTTAGGCCGCTAACTCCAGCCCTCCAAGTCCAGCCCTCAATGAAACCTTGATATTCGCCAAGTGTCATATTTGATGGCAAATTTTGGATGTTTAGAGGTTGGCCCATAAAGACTTCTAAAAGGGCATCTCGGTCTGCATCATCAATTTCAGGGTTTTGAAGTGGGTAAGTAATGCTTGGCATCTCATATTGTGGGAAGGTTCTAATTTCCAAGTAAAAATCTGCTTGATCCTGGGCATCC